ATACGTGGCTTTATAGATCTAGTTATAGATTGGGATGGAGAAGAAGTTATTGGAGAAATTAAAACTGCAAAGCAAGAAGTTTGGGATACGAGGCAGGCAGAGATGGCCCCTTCCGCAAATCATATGCTACAGCTATTAACTTATATGAAACTTCGCAATGCTAAAGAAGCATTCTTCTTGTACGAAAACAAAAACACACAAGAGATACTTTTGATACCAATACAAATGACAGATAAAAATAAAGAGATCATAGATAACTTATTTATCTGGCTATGCGAGGTATATGATAATTTCAAGAATGGCGGCATACCAATGAGACCATTTTTAAAAACCAGTTATGCCTGCAAAGGATGCCCCATTAAAAAAGAGTGTTGGAGTGGAGAAACTGGAACGGTACAGATAGAGCCATATGAGGTGCCAAAATTATGATATGTGCTAATAAAGAATGTGCCAAAGAATTTAATGCAAAAACACACAATCAGAAATATTGTTCTGATGAGTGCTGCCGAATTGCAACAAATAGAAGAATAATGGAAAAGTATTATGAAAAGAAAGCTATCCGTAATGGCGCCAAAAGGTTATGCAGGAAATGCGATTCTAGGCTAAGTAGATATAATGAATCTAATATATGTGCCGCATGTCAGAAAAAAATAGATATAAATGAAAAGAATAAGCTTTTGAGGATGATCAATGAAATTGGGTGAACTAATTAAAACCAAAGCTAACAGAGTTCTGGGTATAGATGCTTCAACAAATTCAGTCGCCTTCTGCCTTATGGAAAATGATAAGCCATTAAAGTGGGGCAAAATAGAATTTTCTGGAGCAGATATATATGAAAAAATTCATGACGCTAAAGTTAAAATGCATGCCATGTTAGATGAATTAAAATCTGATTACATTGTTGTAGAGGGAGCAGTGTTTGTCAAATCTCCAGATGCCGTGATAAAATTATCATATGTATACGGTGTCGTCATTGCTGAGCTTATGTCTAGTGGCGCTAGTGTTATTACTATTTCTCCTACATCTTGGCAGGCTTATATTGGAAATAAGAACCCAACAAAAATGGAGAAAGACAATCTTAGGTTTGAAAATCCAGGACATGCTGACTCTTGGTACAAAGCAAAAATGAGGGAGATTAGAAAACAGAGAACTGTAGATTATTTTAATAAAAAATATAGTTTGCAGCTAGATGATTTTGATGTGGCAGATGCATTCGGTATCGCTCATTATTCAAACACGGTGCTAACAGAACGATGAAACTATATAAAAGCAAGGATTGGCTATATCGTAGGTACGTAGTACAAAAGAAAAGTATGGAAGAAATAGCTAAAGAATGCGGAGTTACAGTAATGACTATATATCGTGCTTTAAAAGATAATGGAATGATAAAATGAAAATATATGAAAATAGTAATAGTCAGGCCAACCAAGAATCTTTTGTTTTAAATGTTTTAAATGAAAAGAAAAATGGTTGGTATGTTGAAATTGGTTCTAATGATCCAATAGCATGGAATAATACTTATATTTTAGAAACAGAATACGGTTGGAGCGGAGTAGGTTTTGAATGGAATGAATCTTTAGTAAACCATTATAATAGTATTAGAAAAAATAAATGTATTAAAGCAGACGCAACACAATTTGATTACTTAGATTATTTTGTAAATAATAATTTTCCTAAACAAATAGATTATCTGCAGTTGGATATAGAGCCAGCACAACAAACTTTGGCGGCATTAAAAATCCTTCCCCTGCAAGACTACCGATTCTCTGTCATAACATACGAGCATGATTTATATGTAGACCCTAAAAATCAAGCAATAAAGGAAGAGGCTTCAAGCATACTTTCTTCTTTAGGATACAGCCTTGCAGTTGAAAATGTTAATGATGGAATAGAGAGCAGGGTGTTTGAAGATTGGTGGATAGATCCATCTGTAGTTAAGAGTTTAAATATATGATTCCAAAGATTATTTGGCAGACCTATAAGCATCCATATGATGACCTTCAGCCATATATGATTGAGGCATCTGGAACATGGATATATCAAAATCCAGATTATGAATATAAATATATGAGCGATATTGATGCCGCAAAATTCATTAAAGAAAATTTTGGACAGGAATGGTTTGATATATTTGTTAATGTCCCGCTTGGGGTTATGCGTGGAGATATTTGGAGATATATGATTATCTATAAATATGGCGGAGTGTATGCTGACTTAGATACACTTTGTTTGAAACCAATTAGCACATGGATGAAAAATGATTATGACATGATAATTTGTCCAGAAAATGATGTTCATTTATGTCAGTGGACTTTTGCAGCCGCCCCAGGTCATCCTGTAATCAAATCAGTATTAGATTGTATTTTTGAAGGATTTAAGAATCCAGATTATACGGAAAATCATTTTGTACATAAATTAACTGGTCCTAGCGTCTGGACTAGGGGAATTAGAAAAGCTCTAGATATACCAGAAGGGGCTTTACTAACTGAAATGGATAAGATACAATTAGATTTACCAAAGGCAAAAAAGTATAAATTTTATTCTTACGGGTCTGAGCAATGGAGGATTTTCCATAATCAGGCTGTTCAGCATTTATACGGAAGTCAAAACTGGCATAATGGATATGACCAGTGGATTAAGCAAGTTCCTTATAGCATACATGAGGATATTGCAAAGATTAGGTGGGATAGTTAATGTTAGAGCCAGTATTTCCAGATTCAAAAACATTTAAATGTGAAGATCTTTATCTGTTAACGGTAGGCACAGAGGCTGGAAAAGAAATTCTTGAGACCTGCCATGAAATTGCACATATGTTAGTAAAAAAGAATATTGCTTATGGCAACTCAGCCCTTGACCCTGTGCGTATATTTTCCAAGGCGGGACCAAGAGAGCAGCTCCATGTCCGTATTGATGATAAATTAAATAGATTAATGAAGGGTACAGAATATCCAGGAGATAACGATATTGACGATTTAATTGGATATCTAGTTCTATTAAAAATAGCCAAGCAGTTCCAAGACTGATTTTAGTCAACTAAGATGGTATAATATCTATATATGGACATTGAATTAGCTGATCATTTTGATCGCATGAATAAGGTAGTCTCAGAACTACTGAAGGGTAGTAACCCTTCCCAGATTGCCGCCACAACAGGTTTTAAGAGGGCGGAAGTGTTAGAGTATATAGAAGAATGGAAACAGGTCGTTAGAAGCGATTCTGGGGCTCGTGATAGGGCAAAGGAAGCCATATCTGGAGCAGACCAGCACTACGCTATGCTCATAAAAGAAGCCTGGAAGACTGTAGAAGATGCAGATCAAGCGGGGCAATTAAATGTAAAAGCCACGGCATTAAAGTTAATCGCAGATATCGAGGGCAAAAGAATAGGCATGCTTCAAGAAGTGGGCCTACTTGATAATGCTGAGTTGGCTACACAAATGGCGGAAACAGAAAGAAAACAAGATATTCTTGTAAAAATCCTAAAAGAAGTAACTGCAACCTGCCCTAAATGTAAAATGGAAGTTGCTAAACGTTTGTCTCAAATAACTGGAATAGTAGAGCCAGTTATCATTGATTCAGAGGAAGCTAGTGGATCTTAATTTTAATGATCTCATCGATATCCTAGATGGTGAGGAATTTGATGAAAGACCAGTCGATCTCAAGACATTTGTAACTAGCCCAGAGTATCTTGGGCTTCCACCACTTTCAGAATATCAATATACTCTTATTGAAAAAAGCTCACAAATTTACAAAGAGTCTACCCTAGTTAAACTGTTTGGAGAAGAAGAGGGCAGACGTCGCTACAAGCAAACCTGTAATGAAGTAATCGCACAACTTGGAAAAGGTAGCGGCAAAGATTACTGCTCTACAATTTCAGTATCATATATAGTTTATTTGCTATTGTGCCTTAAAGATCCTGCAACATATTATGGTAAGCCTCCAGGAGATACCATAGATATTCTTAACATCGCTGTCAACGCACAACAGGCAAATAATGTATTCTTTAAAGGTCTTAAAACACGCATAGATAGATCGCCATGGTTTATTGGAAAGTACGACCCAAAGGCTTCAGAAATCAGGTTTAACAAGAATGTCAACGTTTACTCTGGACACTCAGAAAGAGAAGCATTTGAGGGTTACAACGTAATTGCAGTTATTCTAGATGAAATTTCAGGCTTTGCCACTGAGAATACAACTGGACACGATCAGGCAAAGACCGCAGACGCAATATACGATATGTATCGTGGATCTGTTGTTTCTCGTTTTCCAGACTATGGAAAAGTTATTTTACTTTCATTCCCACGTTTTAAAAATGACCCTATTCAAAAGTTTTACGATTCTGTAATTGCAGAAAAAGAAACCATTATTAGAACTAAAACAATGAAGATGGATGATAGCCTGCCAGACGGAACAGAAGGAAATGAAGTTACTGTAGAGTGGGAAGAAGATCATATCATTTCATACAACATCCCAAGAGTATTTGCTTTAAAGAGGCCAACCTGGGAAATAAATCCAACTAAAACAATTGAGAATTTTAAAGTAGAGTTTTATAAAAACATGCCAGATGCTTTAGGTCGTTTTGCCTGCATGCCACCAGAAGCTGTAGATGCATTCTTTAAGTCTCGTGAAAAAATAGAAAAAGCATTTAACAATATGGCTTTAGCTGTAGATAACTTTGGTAGATTTGAAAATTGGTTCGCACCAGACCCTGATAAGGAATACTTTATACATGTAGACTTAGCGCAAAAGCATGACCATTGTGCCGTGTCCATGGCTCACGTTCAGAAGTGGGTAAATGTAAAAGTAACCGACACATACTCCCAGCCTGCGCCAATTGTAGAAGTAGATGCAGTTAGATATTGGACTCCAACATCTGACAAGTCTGTTGATTTTACTGAGGTAAAAGATTATATCTTATCTCTTAGAACTCGTGGATTTAAAATAAAAGTGTGTACATTTGATAGATGGAATTCACATGACATGATGCAACAGTTAAAAGCATATGGCATAAATACAGAGACGCTATCTGTAGCTAAGAAGCACTATGATGATATGGCTATGGTTGTGGCAGAAGATAGGCTGACTGGGCCACATATTAAGCTGCTTATAGACGAATTATTGCAGTTGAAAATTATGCGTGATAGGGTAGACCATCCAAGAAAAGGTTCTAAAGATTTGGCGGATGCAGTATGCGGATCAATTTATAACGCTATTAGTAAAACTAAATTTGATAATAGTGAAGAAATAGACGTTCATACATATGATTCTTTAATGCGTAAACCAAATAAAGACGACGAAGAAATTAGATTAAATGTAATTAGACCACCTAAAATACCAAAAGATTTGGCGGACGTACTAGATGGAATGGAAATACTATGAGTATATATCAAGATAAAGCTAAAGAATGTAAATGCTGTGGAAAGCATGTGCCCCTGCCTACTACCTTAAAAGAGTATGCTGGATACGTATTATGCCCAACAACATTCGCTAATGTAATTGAGTATAAGAGGCTTTGGAAGTCTCTTGGATCAAGGCCACCAGGAAATATAAGAAAACACTTTTCTGATTATGTCCAGCAGTTGGTAGAAACAACCATTGACAAAAATGAGGATGGGACAATACAATAGGGCTACGTGGCGTTAGCTCAGTTGGTTAGAGCCCCAAACTCATAATTTGGCCGTCGTAGGTTCGAGCCCTACACGCCACACAAAAGAGAGTATAATAATACTATGGATGAAGAGGAGTACGGCATGGAATTGGAGCACTATTTAGAAATAGGTGCTGTAACGCTTGAGGGCATAGATGAAAATGGCGAATTGATATTTGCTATTCAAGAAAAGGCAAAAGAGATTGCTCCTGAACTATGGGAAGCTCACACTAATTATGTAGATGAGACCCTATTAAAATTATATGAAAAAGGTTTAATGCAAGTTGAATATGATGAAAATCTTGAAGCAACACTGCATTTAAGTCCAGAGGGACAAAAGATTGCAAAAGAAATGGGGCTAATCCAAATGGATATGCCAGAGCCCCCAAATGATTAGGAGGTATTATGCCATACAATATTAAACAAAATGTAGCTGGATGCAGAGGGTTTGCAGTAGTTAATGATAAAGGCGAACTTAAAGGCTGTCATCCAAGCAGAGGTAGAGCATTGGCTCACCAGAGAGCTCTTTATGCAGCAACAGCTAATGAAGAGAAAATGAAGGAAAAAAAGAAACGAATCTTGTAGTCTGAAAAACGTTTTGCTATAATATATGTGGGTCGCCGTAAGGGGCCCACATATTAATTTATTCGCTTAAAGGAGGAATAAAATGGTAACAACATTTGCTATGGATCTTTTTAGAGATCCATTTTTTATTG